AGATAATTAAACTTTTATCGAATAATCCAATCTTTAATCAAAATGCTGCGGGTACAAATAAAAGAGCGACAAGATATGAAAAGCCTAGAGTACATAATTATAATTATATGCTTCGTGGAGACAGTTCTTTGTTGACAACCTCTGGTGGAAGATTTACAATATCAAATGGTGCAAACTATATTGAGAAGAAGAATATATCTATTGATCTTTCCAAAAACTCTTCAACAGATGAGTTGAGAATTGGCCTTGTTCTTGTCAATAAGGATGGCTCAGATAATCTTGTTCCAGATAGTGCAAAGGTCCTTATTGAGTTTTCAAAAAATGGAGAGTCCTCTACAAATGCAAGGGTAGAGGCAACCTTAACAAAAGAGGAGTATGGTTGGGCAACCAATAGATATTCTGTTCTATCAGTTCCTCTATCTTCAATTAAGATGTCAAGTGGTTTTAGTTGGAAATCAGTTAATACGATAAGGATATACTCATCTGTCAATGATGGGCTATCTAGCAACTTCTATGTATTGTTTGATGCAATCCGACTTGAAAATACAACAAGCGTCAATGCCCTTTACGGTATGACTGGTTACTCAGTTATTCAAAATGCAACTGGGTCACCAGTAACTAAAGAACCAAACACAACTAATTTTGTAGAATTTAGGTTCGGCATAGGTGTAGCATAGTGGCAGATGTAATAAAAAAGGTTAGAATCCCAAAATCAGATCTACCACCACTAATCGAGTTAACCTCTAGAACATCTGGATACAAGGTTATGTTTAGAGTTGTCTCTAAAGATACAAACGCAGCCAGCCATTGGTCAAGGATATACGACATAACTGTAACGGGTAATGTTTCTGAGGATGTAGTTAACTCTATTGAGGTTACCCAGGATGCTGTTTCTTTATACTGGCTAACATCCTCAACCTTGCTTAATAAATCTTATGATGTTTTTGTAAAGTGGAGCAATAGTTCTTGGGAGTATGCTGATACTGTTAGCAACAACTACTACTCTTTAATTAAAAGAACTGGCGCAACAAATGTTCAATTTATAGTTCAGTATGCAACATCTGAAAAAACTCTTGATCCAGTATCTGTACAGTATCCAAAAGGCAAGAAGGGTCTAGTTTTATTCTTAAGCGAAGTCTCAGAAGTTGTAGGTATTGGTATGGACTTAATCGATGGTGGCAGCGTGGTATAATGGATATACTATGGCAATAATTCCACTTCCTCAAAGAGGTCAACCACTAGATGTAACGTATATTTATCAGATTGCTTCAACAGTTAATGATCTTAGTACGAAAATTGCGTCTACAACAAAAAATTACTCATCAATAAATAATGGTGTAACTAACCCACAAAATGTTACATATGCGGAAACAAAGTTTGTTGCCTCATCAGTTCCAGTAACGTCTGCTGGCGTAGACAGTAATAATCAGAAAGCGTTCTCATACACATTTCCAAGTGAGTTTAAGTATTCTCCAGTAGTAACTGCAACAGTTGTAAATACTGGGTCAAATAGTTCTGGGATATCTGCAACAGTTGTTCTTACAAGTATAACAACATCCAGAGTTGATGGGCTTGTAAAATTTAGTGGTACTGGATCACTTTCGTTAAACGTTCACCTAATAGCAATCGGCGTAGCCAATTAATGCTAAAGTGTAACAAGTGTCGTGGCAGAATGTTTGTCGATAGACTATACAGCGTAGCAGGACATATAGAAACATATTGCATAATGTGTGGAAATAGAAAATTCTTTCATCCACCAACAGAGTCTCAGGAGGGTACATGGCTACTTCAAAAGGAAATCTTGAGAGCCAAGCGTACAATGTCGCACCTGTAATACCAGGAAATAAAAAAGTTTGGTTTTTAAACGGAGACCTAGTACGAATACACCATTATAACAAGTCTAACGGAATAATGTCTGTTTATAATATTACAAAAGATCAGATTGAAAGTTGTTTAATTAGTGATTTTCAAAATAAAAGAGAAAGAGCATACACCGTTGGCGAGACTGCTGAATTAGTTAATCGTCATAAAAAATATATGCCTTCACTAATGAAACGAGGAGTGATCCCATTTCCAACTGGATCTCAAAAAGGTGGTGCAAGGGGTTGGCAGATAAGATCTTATTATTCAGAATCGCAAGTAAAAGAGATTCGTGATATACTTGCTACACACCATATTGGTAGACCAAGAAAAGATAATTTAATAACAAATGATATAACGCCTAGTAAGCAAGAGTTGACAAGACGAATGGGCGATGGTATACTTAAATATACGAGAACAGAAGATGGAAGATACATTCCAATATGGAATGAATCAATTAACTAAGTCCCTTGGAGGGGTTATGACAGAAGAGACAAAGGTATCAGTTACTTTAGGCTATACACTAAATTTGGGTAATTTCCAATCACTAAGAATGGATCTTGGAGTTACAGATTCACGCCGTGATGGTGAAAACGTTGATCAGGCTTTTGAACGAGTCTACAAGTTTGTTGAAGACAAGTTGACTGAAAAGGTTGCAGAAGCAAAGTCAGAAATTAAAGAGTAGTGGCAGAACGCAAAGACCGTATGGCTTTGCTTTCAAGATACAGCAAGTATCACACCGCAAGGTATGAAATAAAGCCATCACTAAATTTAAATGTAGAGCAATGGGCATCTGATGCACTTGTAGAATCATACGGACTCTCAGGGTGCTACGATATACTTGAGTACTATTTTAAGGTAGCAGAGAATCCGTCTTGGAACTACTTTGCATATAACGCAGAAAAAATATTGCAGGCACAAAAAGATAAAAAGCGAGACGATGAAGAGAGAGCAGAGCGTAGAAGAATGGCAAAGGAGTGGCTAAGTGAATAATACAGAGTCAAAACTAATTACTGCAGTTCTTCAAGATAAGCAAATTCATGTTTTGCTTCAGGCAAATGTAGAAAATCTTTTAAGAACCCACGGAGATATTTGGAACTTTGTAAGATTATATTTTGAAAATAATTCCACACTTCCACCAGTTGACTTGGTAAGAGAAAAGTTTAGAGACTTTGAGCCTATAGCAGGTGTAGGGGCAACTAAGCATCACCTTGAAGAATTACAGGGCGAATACCTAACTGATAGTCTTAAGGACATTCTTCGTTCTGCAGCAAGTACTGTGCAGATTGGAAAAGGCCCAGAAGCCCTGAATGATCTCATTACGCAAACCTCAGAGTTGAAAAAGAATACATCTGCTATTCGTGATATCGATGTTACAGATTTAGATTCTGCAGTAGCATTCTTTGAAAATCTAAAGAAGCAGCAAGAACTTGGACATGTTGGAATCAAGACAGGGCTTCCAGGATTTGACAACTACCTACCTTCAGGAATCATGCCAGGGCAGTTGGGAGTGTTCCTTGCATACCCAGGCATTGGAAAGTCCTGGTTGGCTCTCTATTTCGCCGTACAGGCCTGGAAACAGGGTCGTAGTCCACTAGTCATAAGCCTTGAAATGTCTGAAACAGAGGTTCGTAACCGTGTCTTTACAATCATGGGTGAAGGTCGTTGGTCACACAGGAAACTTAGCAATGGCGAAGTTGAAATGGATATGCTTAAAGACTGGCATGCCAAGAACCTTCAGGGCAAGCCAGAGTTTCATATTATTTCAAATGACCAGGGTGGAGAGATCAATCCATCTGTTCTTCGTGGAAAGATTGACCAGTATAAGCCAGACTTTGTAATTGTCGACTATTTACAGTTGATGGCTCCTAATCAGAAGTCAGACAATGAAACGGTACGAATGAAGAACCTTTCACGAGAACTTAAACTTATGGCTATTGGTGAAGAAGTTCCTATTATTGCTATCTCATCTGCTACACCAGACGATGTTAATGATCTTAGTGGGGTACCAACTCTAGGTCAAACAGCCTGGTCAAGACAGATTGCTTACGATGCTGACTGGGTTATTGCACTTGGTCGTGCTAGCAACAGCGATGTGATTGAGTGTGCCTTTAGAAAGAATCGTAACGGATTTATGGGTGAGTTCCTGGTTCAGGTTGATTTTGACAAGGGATATTACAGATATAAAGACTTTGAAGATAAAAGTTAAGATATGTAGTTATAATATCATGTGGCAAACTTTCATCACAAATCGCTCAAGAAGTTTAATTTATCTGGAACCATCCATGATGAATCAGCCACGCCTAGACTAAAAACTGAATATGTAAGGTTGCTGGTTTCAGAAATGAGACTTAGCGGGTATGTCCCAAGAATTGACATAGAGCCAGATTTTACGATAGACTATAATAGTAAGAAGAAGTATTTTGAGTTTGAGGT